CCTACATGTTCGTCAAAAGATACTGCTAAGGCATCTTGAAGAATGCTTGGAATCGCATCAGCTGATACTTTCGGATTGCCGCCATCTGCGATTTTGATAGACTCCAAGAGTGCGAGATAGATGGCTCTATCTTTACACCACTTTTCTGTGGTGTCGAGCAACCATTGATGTTCAACCTCATTTTGATTGAAGTCTTTAATTGACTTAACAGCGTTTGTATATGTTTCCTCATCTAAATCTTTCCTAGATTGTAAATTAATAACTAAGACTTCTGCTGTTGGCATCATTTTATATTTGCTAGCGAAGTCCCAGACCTCTTCGTAAATAACACGCTCGTGTTGTTCAGTAAAATAATCTGGTTTGACAAAAGGAACTACCTTACGATAGAAATCTTCATTACAAACTAGATTTCTTAAGATAGTAAATTCAATCCTCTCCGTCATCTGCTACCCCGTAAAGAAATTCTTCTCGTGCTTTTTCTTCCAACCTAGCCATTATATCATCAGTAAAATACTTTTCGGGATTCTTTAAAATTTCTTTGGCGTAAACTTTTTTACCATCAACTTCATATCGACCAGCAACATTTTTCCAAATGCCTGCTTCTTCCCCAAGTTCTAATAGACCATAGTATTTTTCTAACCCACGTTCATCAAAAAACAAACGTGTTTCTACTTTAGATCCTTCTCTGGTTAAACGGGACTTCTTCGCCTCACACTTAATAATGTTTCCGACCAAATCGGTTCCGTCTTTTTCTTTTTTCTTGGAAAGAAAAATGATCGTGCTAGCAGAGTACTTAAGACCAGCACCACCACCCATTTCTTTTGTAGGAACGTAAGAGCCAATAACATCGTAAGTATGGTTTGTAACTAGCATTGGAATATTTGCTTTACCAAGTTTCAATGTTAGAATCCTAAACACAGATTTGGTAAGTTGTGCTTTAGTCATGTCACGAACATTTTTATCGTTGGAAGCATCTTCAACTTCCTTGTTCGTAGATAGCATACCAAGAGAGTCGAGAACAAACATAAGAGGTTTACGTTCCTCTTTAGGTTGTTCTATATATTTATCAATGATACGAACAGCATGAGTACGGAATTCTTCAATGGTATCCACAGGATAGATTACCATTCGCTTAGAATCAATACCACGACTTTCGATCATGTTCTTGCTAATGGCAGACTCAGTTTCAAAATAAATGACTCCAGCATTAGGATCGCTATCAAGGAAACTACGTACAACACTAAGGCAAAAGAAAGTCTTACCAGTGCCCGACTCTCCAGCAAGAGCAGTAATTTTGTTGGATGGAATACCTCCAAATAGCGAACCAGAAACCAAGGCATTAAACACGTAGCTCCCAGTATCAATAAAAGATTCAACATCACCAGCAGCAATCCCGTCACTGACAAGACCAACGTATTCATTTTTACTATCTTTAATTATTTGTGATAAAAAATCCATATAGACTCCTAAAAGAAACTAAGAAGAGAGACCTTTCTCTCGCTATCCCACCCAATACATTCTAGCACATTTTTGAGTGGTTCGTAAAATGACTTCTCAAATTGAAGTTTATAATCCACATACTTCTCAAGATTAAATTCTGGAGGAAGTGTTTGGAAAAATGATATTACATTTTGTTGGATCGGATTTGGTGTTCGTAAGTAGAGGAACTTAATTTTCTCTCCCTCTTGGATAAGAGGATACTTATGAGTAAGTTTAAGCTTGCCAACAAGGTGATTATATAATAATGCACCTCGGACCTGAATGGGACATCCCTTTCCAAATATGGTCGCCACACTTTTATATTTTTCCAATCCATTTACACCTCGGGGAAAAGCAATATTTAAATAGTCTTGTTTTTTGATGTCATTTTTTATTTCATCAATAAAATCTAAAATATCATCATTAGATTTGGTAATAATAATTGTATATGCCTGAGTAAGTTTATCTCGGAAGTAAGCAGGAGTTGAAGAACGTGCAGTTTCCATACCACAAACTTTCATCTTTGGTTTGGTATATCGTACACCTTCACTATCCCACACATTAAGAACATAGCGTTTCTTGGCAGTCCAGAAACCACGCTCAGCAATGTTCTCACGCTTCATCTTCATTTTCTGTTCATAGGCATTGAGGTAGTCTGCCAATTCCTGGTAAGAACTTTCAATATACTTCTCAAGTTCCATCTCACAGATCTTATCAAGGAAAGAAACAATGCTTTCACTAGTTTTCTCTCTGCCAGCGAATATCTTGTCCACCAACGGACCAAGATTAAGATACATAGAATCAGTATCAGAAGCAATAACATAATCAATATCCTTTGATTTTAAAATCTTATTGAGATAGGCATTCATTTTATTACCAATCCAGCGGATTGACAACTGCCCAGAAAGCGTGATTGCCTCAGCGATTTCAAGTTTGTAATAACGGAAGTGCTCGTTACCGATAGCACCATAGGCAGAGTTGAGTTGAATCTTACGTGCCATCTGAATGTTATTGCAGCGAGCAATCTCTTTCTTCAATTCAACACTAGGATTATTTTCATACTGCTGCTTGGCAGCAAGCATCTTCTTTTTATAGATGGTACGTTCTTGGTAAATTTTGTCCATCAACTTAGGAAGAAATCCTTGGTAAGTTGTATCATAAAATGTACCATTGGCACAAAGAGTTTGCCCATCAAGATCACGAAGATCTAATTCTTTGTTTAATAAACGATCTACGGTAGCATTAGGATGTCTATGCCCAAGAAGAGTTTCTGGTGAAAGATTATATTGCATGATTAAATGTGGGTACAGACTGTTAAGGTCAAAACTCACAACCCAATCATACATTCCAGGAATAGGTTCTTTGACATAAGCACCAGCGTATTTGTTATCCTTAGTGCTTTCTTTCTTTGGTGGGATAGTAATTTTTTGTTTAGCAAGATAAACATAAATGATGTTATCCCACATTCTAACTTGAGAATATACATCCTCAAAGTTGACCTTAGCATCATATGCCATAGTAACAGCAAGTTCAAGTAGCTTCATCTTGTCATCAAGTTGATTCACAAGACGAACGTCATGAATATTATACTCAACAAACTTCTGCCAATTTTTGGTATAAAATTCTTTGAATGTATCAAACTCACTGTGATCCAGTTTTTGAGCACCAAGTTCTATATTACAAATATGATCAAGACGATATGATTCTTGATTAGTGTATGTAAATTTTTTGTATAGTTCTAGGTAATCAAGTGTAGCAATACCACTGATGTCATAAGCAATCTGGTTACGTCCTTTAATATAAATTTCACGACACAGAATATTATTCCATGGGGAAATCATACGTGCTTCTTTCTCGCCAAGAAGACGTTCTACTCTACGAAGAATGTACGGTATATCAAATAGTTGAACATTCCATCCTGTAATAATGTCTGGATAATTAGAAGACCACCAGTGAAGAAAACCTTTGAGTAGACCTGTCTCAGTTTCAAAATGAAGATAGTCAACATCCGCCATTTCATTTCTAAATGATTTAGCACCAAAAACAGTAATACGATTAGTATTGCTATCTTGAATACTAATAGCCAAAATATCTTGGTCAGCAGTTTCAATGTTTGGGAAACCATTCTCAGCACCAGTCTCGATGTCAATAGTAAAAATTCTAATTTTACTTACATCATATTTAATCTCATCATCAGGATATTCATTTAAAATGTATTGATTTAGAAATCTAGTTTGACCACAGATCTCAAAGTCTTCAATGTCTTTATGTTCTTCCACAAATTGTTTTGCATCACGAATTGTTCCTTGCTGAACAGGACGAACATTTTTACCATCTAAAGTTTTCCACTCCGAATCTTTTGATGTGGGAAGAAATAGAGTGGGGTTGAATTGTACTTTATCTTGAAATTGTTTACCATTTTCATAACCACGAACTAGAATGTTATTTCCAGATTGTTCAACACTGGTATAAAATTTCATGCTTTCTCTTCGCCAACTACATTAATATAAGAACTGAGGAGGAATGTTCTTGGATCACAGATAACTGTTATTTCAGAAGATCTAACAATGATTTCTCTTTCATCTGTGTATCTAGGCCACGCCGACAAACATTCTCCATCCACTTGATACGGATATTTTAGCACACAATCAGGTTCTCCGAACGGCGCATCCTCAATTTGTTCAATTTCTGAAACGATCCAGTCACCGTCAAATTTAATTGCCTTAATCATTTTCTTCGGAAGCAGATGTCACAACATAGTTACCCTGAGGAATTGCCGACATTTCAGCAAGTGCTTCAGCAATTGCCTGCTGCTGTACAGCAAAATTACTAGTTTCTTCTGTCACAGTTTCTTCAATTCTTTGTACCTTAGCTTCAAAAGCCTCTGCTAAAGTAGGATCAGGTTTGCCTATAGAAATTACAGAATCATATGGAATTCTAAATTCAACATCTATCGCGTATGGACACCACTTAGTAAACTCTACTTTCAAATCAAGTTCGTTATCATCATCCGCTGGAGCAAGAGAAAGCTCATACGGATGTCTCATAATCAGACAAATGCCAGATCTATTTTCGTCATCTCCATTAAAAGCTTCTTGTAAATCAGTAATTAGTTTCTCACCTGTTTTCAGAATAACAATAGATGTGCTCATGAATTTTCCTCCGTTTCAATATTTGTATTTTGTTGTTGCTCTTGTTTTAGTTCTTCTAATTTTTCAATTAAAGGTGCTGCTATCTCAAGATATTTTTCTAAAATATCTTCTTTAGGTTCGCCCACACTTAAAACATGATCAAATGGTATTCTAAATTCTACACTTTTTGAAAATGGTGACCATAAAGTAAATGACAATTCTAACTCACCTTCGTTTGGTGATTTGTATGTGATTATTAAAGGTGCTGTTAAAAGAAAACAAATTGGATCTTCTCTCCCTTCAACATACAATTCATTTATTTTGGAAATAATGTGATGCCCATTTTTAAACATCACTATTTTTATCTCTTCCTTCATAAGTTTATAGTTCAGTAATTACATTATACCACATAATAAAAAAATGGGAGCCCCCCTTGATATTTGCCAAGGGAACTCCCGCGCCGACGATACTTAATTATTTATTATTTTCTCCAGGAAAGTTTGAAGTACGATCTTCCGTCAAGAACTCTGGTACGGGTAATTCTACATTACTAATTTTATATACCGTTTTCTTTTGATGCTCTGGAATAATTTTTTCTAAAGATACTACCAACAGACCATCAGCAAAATCAACAGAAGATACTCTTACGTCGTCGGCAAGTTGCCAACTGTGAAAGAAGGAACGTTTGGAGAGACCTTTGTGTAAGTAAGTTCGTTCAGTATCTCGTTTCGAAACCTTCGAGGTAACTCGGAGAATGTTTTGTTCTGTAGAGACTTCAATCTCTTCTGATTTGAATCCTGCCAAAGCAACTTCAATTTCGTAATTAGATTCATCGTTTTTGATAATGTTATATGGTGGGTAACTAGTGTTATGACCTGACATAGCATCAAGCCTATTAAAAATATTTTCTAACCCTACACCAAAGGGAGTATAAACATCCCAGGTATATGTATTTGTCATTTGATTGCTCCTTGAATAAGCGAGTGTTTAAGTGAGATCCCGAAGGCATCTCTTACTATTATATAGTAACACGCTTAAAAAAGAAACGTACTGATAACCATACATTTACTGTTCGGTTTATACTTCTTGCTTTTTCCGTCCAATATTATATTTGCTTTCTAAAGTCCATTCATCTTTATCTTTGAAAGATAAAACTTTAATTTGGTTTAAAGGAGCAACATCTTCAATACTAGTTGGATTAACTACAGTAACAAGACCCCAATCAGAAAGAAGTTGAATGATTCGATTTCTACGCTGTAAATCATTCAATGAAAGATTTGTTTTCTTTCCATCAAGGGCAAACAGTTCCTTGAAATGAACAATATAATACTTACCTTGTTTATGAAGGATGTGACAAGATTGATAAATCTTTCGTTCCTTTCTAGAAGCGACACCGATTCTAGTTAGAGTCTCACGGACTTTCAGAAAATCATCTGGTTGTCCTAAAGCAACTTCAACCATATCAGATTGTTGCCATTGTATTTCAATATCAGTTGTCATTTAGTTCCACCTTTGTCTAACGATTTTTTTATAAAATCAAGTTGATCGGTCCTAAGAATCCTCAATGCTTCTAGAGCTTTATTATGACTGTAACCATAATACTCCTTCACCAATTCAAGATGCTCAAGAGTTTGTTTTTTGATCCAAGGAGAAAATCTTTTCCTCGGTTTCAAACTATTTATAAAAAAATCGTATTGTAATTTTTTAGGAAGATGACAATTTTTATTCATTTCATTGGCATACAAAATAGTATCAGTAAATGATGCCAAACATTTATTGACAATAAAAGGTGGATAATCTTTTTCTGCCTCAGGATCTTCTTCTAAAAGATTTTGTTTTGATTGGTTAATTGTATAAAGATAGTCTTTTAATTCATGCTTCATAGAACAGAGGTTACACTAACAACTTTTGCTTTAGGATTTCGTGCCAGAGCAGTTTGCTTGGCATCTTGGTAATTAACTGCTTCAACAATTTCGTCAAAGACTTTGCCACCAACATACAGTTGAACTTTACACTTCATAATTAAACAGCACCAGTTCGTGCCGACTTGCTTGATCTGTATTATAGGACCCCGTGGACCTCATGGTGTAAGTGTGTGAGAATTCACCAACTGTCCACTCTTTAAAACGTTCCTTCACGAGATTGGAATTGTTGTATGAGACCAGTTGAGAACAAAGGTGCCTGTCACAATCAATAGCAAACTTATCGTGATCAAATCCTTTGTGCATTGATCCTTTACGCCCATAGAGATTATCCTTAATGTCATAAGGAGGATCCAGATACACAAATACACCCATATCATCGGTCAATAGTTTTTCATACGAATGGTTAGTAATCTTCCAGTCTTTGATAATCTCACCATACCCAGGAAGTTTTTCAATATTATTCATAGAAAAATTATTGATACTTGCTTGTGGTGAGAAAGAAGAACTTTCAGTCAGACCAGAGAAACTACATTTATTGATAATGTAGAATGCTACAGCACGATAGAAATCTTCTGCTTCTGGATGATTGAGATGATCCTTCATCAAATTGAAGAGTTCTCTGGCAAGCTCAGGAGTGCCGTAGTCTTCTTTATATCCTTTGATACATTCATACAGTTCCTTTGGTTCATCACGAAGAATACACCAGAAGGTATACAGAGGATTGTATAGATCATTCACCCAGATATCCAAGAAAGGATATCGCTTGGCAACTTCAAGTGCTACAGAACCACCACCAAGAAATAGTTCTCGGTATTCATCAAAGGTCTTCAGATCAGGAATATATTGAAATAGTTTTGATACTGCTCGGGATTTCCCACCAGGATAACGAAGAGGAGTCTTAAGAGATTTCATAATTAGCTGGGTGATACTTCAAAAATTCACGAAATGTTAATTTCATTTCTTTGTGTGTCATGCCACAGTGGGCTGCAGCAGCGGGCAAGTTCATTTTAGCACAAAACAAACCGAGGTTTGCTTCCAATACATTTTGTGGTGTGGTTTTTACTCTCATTTGAATTCACAACTCATCATAATTTCGGTAAGGCAAGCAAGAAGATTAATTTCTTGATCAGGTACAATCTGAATATCTCTCATGTACTTGGCAATAATAAGTACAGCTTCTGGAATAGAAGATGATTTTAGATGGTCATACAAATTATCATAGATCTTTCTCATAATATAAGAAGGATCATTATTGATATTTTCTACAACCCATTTTTTGACAACCGTAAACTCTTTGTTCTTGACGGAACGAATTAGATCATCAAGATTAACATCAGAAATATCTACAAGAATTACACTGTCAATTTTACCTGTAGCAGCATGGCGTTGAGTTTCATTAAGAAGACGACGCCAATCTGGATAGTATCGTTTGATAAGTTTGATCAAAACTTTATCATCATACTCAACCAAATTAGAATCAAGAATATTTTTTAAGCGAATGAAAAACTTAGCTTGAAGTTTATCTTCTTCTTCCTTATTGATTTTAAAATCAACCACAGTACAACGTGAGTGTAGAGGATCGATAATTTTATTGGGGAAGTTACAAGTAAAGATAAAACGACAGTTGCCGTGAAACTCTTCTACAGCGGTCCTGAGGGACAGTTGAACATCGCTAGTGGTGTTATCCGCCTCATCAATGATGACGACCTTGTGGGCGGCACCAGCAGTCAATGAGACGGTTGTAGCAAACTGCCTGACCCTGTTCCTGACCGTATCGAGGAACCTCCCCTCGTCCGAACCATTAACAACAATGTAGGAAGCTCCAATCTCATCACATAGGGCTTTGGCAACTGTGGTCTTTCCGACACCAGCACTACCAGTAAGTAAAAGGTTAGGGATCTCTTTCTGTTCGATAAATCCTTTAAATACGTTTTTAATATTCACTGGAAGAATACAGTCATCAATTGTATGAGGACGATATTCTTCCACCCACAAAAATTTCTTATTCATCAAGGTTCAAGAGCAATATAATAAACGAGATCAAGTTGTTGATGTTTCCATTCAGTAATCAACTTACTAGAGAGTTTAACATTATAGTCCCCAGGAAGCAACTTAAGATTCTCAACTTTAAGGAACAATTCATGTGCTCCCGTAGTTGTACCTTTTACTGTTTGAGTGTAAACGTTACTAGTATCGTTTTCTTTATTACACAAACTGAGAGTAATACCACCCTCGTCAGTAGAAACAAAAGAAAGATCTTCTAGATTATAAACACCAGATGCTTTCTGGAGCCGCTCGATATCATCAGCGGTCAAAGTAAACTCAATATCAGATTCGGGGAAGTTTACATTCCTTTCTGGAGCAGTCTTCAAAGTAATCTCAGGATCACTGAAGTAATACTTAGCACTACGATTACCACCAGAAATAGTTACATAATCTTTACTATTAAAATTGAGAACAGGTCTTAATCCGTTAAACAAACTAAGACCCAGCAGAAACTGACTGAGATCATAGACACCAAAAGTCAATGGGAAATCTTCAGGACAGGTATACTGAGCAATAAGATTTTCACCAAGGCTAATAGTCTTCAGCATGTTTCCTTCTCGAATAAGAATAGAACCATTGATGGTGGAGAAGTTCTTCAGAACCACCATTGTTTGCTGGGAAATTGTAACGTTACTCATTTAAACTCCTGTAGACCGTTGTTAGTACGAGAATAATGGCGATCAAAGTGAAGCAACAGCATAGCGTAATGTATCACTTTCAAAAGATCTCGTTTGTTACGACCTTCTTTATCGCCGTAACGACTGCCATACTTAAGAATGTTTGCCTGACAAAAACCAGGAGCAAGATCTTTAGCAGCCATCAAATCGATAGTTTGAATATCACTGTACTCATCATCATGACCACAGTAGTGACTACCATAAGTGCTAACTACATAGTCTTCAACATCTTTGAGGATCTTATCCTCATTGTATTTCCATTGCATGATTTAATTCTCAATAATTTTGTTCTTGTTGAAGGAGATAATTCCTGCGTTCTGGATCAACAAATTCTCGTTTTACTCCTCTCTTACTATAACCAGAACCTTTTTGTGCCTTAACAAGAGCGGTGTTAATTTCATCATACAAATTTTTATAGATTGTATAATTTGTATCTTTCATCATAAAAATTTTATGCTCATGATCATTCAGCAAAGAAGCCAATCCGTCAAGCAAATAATTTGTTTTAATTGTGCCAAATTTAAGCACAACTTCAGTTTGGGGTTTGTTAGCCATTTTAAGCCTCGGTAATATAATCTAGATTATCATGATAGCACTCTTCTATCGTGCCGTCAAGATGTTTTACAAATAATTTAGAATTGTGACCTCCCAGGATCCGAACAGTCCTGCCATCTTTGAGGACGGCAAGATGTCCAACATATCCGTGAAATTCAGAACGGATATTTTTCATTGATTTCCTGAGCATTAGCGTCAATTTTATCATACAGTTCAATGAACACTGTTTTAGTTTCATCATCAAAGCGATTGACACAAACTTCAATTGCTTTCATACGTTTGCCAAAAATACTAAAGGCACGAATGATGTGAACCAGGCGACGAGTAGAAATTACTTCATCGATACCACCATCCTTAAAGGTCTTACGAATAATATCAGACCATTGGGACAGTTTCTCACAGAACTCAAAATCATTCTGACCTAAAGATTCCATCATCTTTTCAAGAATTTTCTGCTCAGTTTTTTGAGTGGGATACTCTTGCTCAAAGGTGAGAGCGAAACGCTCAAGAAATGCTTCGTTCAGCACGTTGGTGCCGATGAAACGTCCGTCATCTGAACCCTTACCTTTAGTGTTGGCAGTAGCGATCACGTTGAAACCAGCAGCGGGCTTCACATACTTACCAATCTTTTTGAGGAAGACACCTTTACCTTCAAGAATAGATTGAAGACACATGATCTTGTTAGAAGCAAGGTCAATCTCATCAAGCAAAAGAACAGCACCTCGTTCAAGTGCTTCAATCACGGGACCGTTGTGCCACACAGTATCACCATTGACAAGACGGAATCCCCCGATGAGATCATCCTCATCAGTTTCAATTGTGATGTTGACACGAATCAGTTCACGCTTCAGTTGAGCACAAGCTTGTTCAACACTAAAAGTCTTACCGTTACCAGAGAGACCAGTGATGAACACAGGATAAAAAATGCTAGAAGAAAGAATCTTCTTAAGATCACTGAAATTACCAAAGCTGATGAAGTTATCATCTTTAATAGGAACGAGAGATTGAACGACTGATTGCTGAACTTCTACAGCAGGAGCAGCAGAAGGAGCAGCGTAAACGGTTTCGAGTTCTTTTACGGTCAGATTCCAACGACCATGACCAACTTTGTATTTGTCAATACGTTTGGCGAGGGTAGGGTAGGAAACACCAAAGTGATCAGAAGCAGCAGTCACAGCATTGCTGCCAAACTCATCACCATAATTTTGAGACAGAAACTCAATGAGAACAGCTTGATCAATATTGGATTTTCGGGACATAAAACCTCTTGTGTTGTGTAAGTATTATAAAAGAAAAACCCCTTCCTGAGAAGGGGGGGTAGACAGTTTTAAAACTGGATTACTTGTCAAGATACGAGTCTAGCAAACGACGAAAGAATTTTCTTATTCACTGTTTTCTTTTTAAGCATTCCTCGGAATGCTCTACCAATTTCTTTAGTAGAAGCATTTTGATCTACATCAAATTCTGTGTTAGCAGAAAGATTATGAGCGGAAATAGCATACAGAGCGTGATAACCAATACCTTCATTCAATTCAACAGACTTATCTTTTTTCCAAATAGAAATAAGATCTTGTGCTTTTTTAACGGACTTAGGTTCTTCAACAAAATAGTTGTAGCTATTAAGACCTTGTGATTCACGGATCAAACTAGAAGCACTAGATCCAGTAAGAATACGGAAACCAATCAAGTTAACTTCTGGAAAAGTATGCTTGAGATCTTCTAAAAGAATAGTAGTAATCCCATCGGGCATCCTGTTACCGAACCTACGATAGATTCGACCAGTCTTTCGATTACGAAGAATTTGATTGTTTACATGATGATTGCCAAGACGACTAGGACCACCAGGATACTTTCTACTGAGATCTACATCATAGGTAATTCCATTAGATTCCCCATCAGTAAGAATAACAACATTTACTTTTTGGAGTTTGTACTGAGATTTGAACTGAGGAATAATTTGATGAAGGGCAATCACTGATTCATTAAGGGGAGTTCCACTCAAATCAAAACCAGGAGGAATACGATACGAATTGTCGTGGGGATCTCCCATCTTAAAAGCAAGTCGCCAAAGGTGAAGGCAATCTTGCTCAAAGTTTCTACCACTTGCTTTAGAAGTGAGGAAGTTTAAGAGATAAAAATTCCTATGGATAGAAATTGATCCATGCTTTCGTTCGTACCTGTAATTTTTTTCAAAATCAAAATCACAATTAGCATCAACTAAACGAGGAGACCATTCATAAGTAAATCCATATACCTCAAAAGGAATTTGAACTTTCTTACAGAACCAAACAAGATTAAGTAATTGCTTGACAGTATCAAGAATATAGTTCCCCATAGAACCAGACCAGTCAACCACAAAAATTAGACCATGATTTTTACCGTCAGGAATTACAGAAACTTTCTTGAAAAGATCTTCATTGTACTTGTAAGTATGAAGTTTACCAGTATCAAGAACACCAGTTTTAGAAACTGCCGACCGTTGATAAGAATCAGCAGATTTTTTCATCTCAAATTCTTTAACAAGATAATTAACTTCTTTTTGAGATTCTGTTTTATATTTACGATACTCAGTATCTGAGCGATCAAAAATTTTCCCGAAATGTTTTTGCTTGTCAAGCTCAGTATAACGAAATTGGGCAGTCAAATAAGGACGAATGGTATTCGTATCTACAATAATTTTATCGATCTCAGCTTCAGGAACTTCGACGTAAGTATGATCATCAACAAAAGGAAATTTATCCGTCAGTTTTTCTGCTTCATTATCAAACGACTTTTGAGTTTTAGAAACAGTCTCATCAACTTCAGGATGAACAGAATTGGAATTGCTATCAAGCATATCAGATAAATTTTCTTCCGTACTGTTTGTATCTCCTTCCTCAGATTCTTCGGTAAATTCTTCTGAAGAAGATTGACTACCATTCATGTTTTCACCTACACCAGATTCATTATTGGAAACATTGGCGGGAACTTCCACAGACTCCTGTATTTTATCTTGGATCTCTTTATAAATTAATTGACAGATTTCAATAACATCCTGAAAGCTTTCTGCTTTCTCAGTCATTTCAACATACATTTGTTCCTTCTCGGAAAAAGGAATACAAGCATGAGAACCGATTTTGAAATGAAGATTGATACGGTCAATCAAAGAAACGTTATTCATATCTTCATTAGCAATACTAAAGAAGTCATCATCATTAAGTTCTTTGTATCCGTTATAAAAACTACGAGCAAGACCAGGATACTTACGCTTCATCAGCTTCTCAATACGAGCATCCTCAATCACGTTCACAAAGTCTTTAGGAATTTTATACTTCTCAGACCAATCTTCGCTAGGGGTATAGATAGCATGACCCACCTCATGCCCCACCAGGAGGTCGTACACGGTGCTTGAAGCTCTGTCCCAGATAGGAAGTACCAGAACACGGTTCAGAACATCAAAGCAGGCGGTAGAGACCTTCCTGTGCTCAATGATAAGGTTCTCTGTAGCAAGCAGTTTGGCGAGAGTACCTTTAACTTCGTGATTGACGGTCATGGGTTTGTTTCAACTGAAATCATTTTAAACTAAAAAAGGCAGAGTTGCCCCTGCCTTAGTCCAGTTCAGAAAGTGTCACACTAGCAACACTATAATTTTTGACTTTATCAAAAGTGATTGTTCTATCAAATTTGTCAATAAGTTGTTCTTTATGAGTGATTACAAATACATTTGTATTGTCATCAAATTTTCTGAGAATAAAACTAAGTTCACCGCTGCCAGTTTGATCTAAAGAACCATCAAAGATTTCATCTAAGATCAGGAGGTTAGTATCTACGCTATTCTTAAGTTTAGCAATAGCTCTCCAAGTAAGCAGCAGAGCAATATCAATTCTAGCTTTCTCTCCTTCAGAAAAAGATTCATAAGAAAACACATCCCTATATCTTGATTTAATTGTTTCTTCAAAATTTTCATTCAATGTAAAGTTAACATAGAAATCCATATTCTGAAGATACTGGTTCAGTAGTTTATTCATTACTGGCAGATACTTCTTAATAATTCTGGTTTTGATTCCATTATCTTTCAGAAGCATAGAAGCAACGGTCAAGCAATCTTTTTCTTCTTTAGTATCAGAAATAGTTTTCTGTACCGTTTTACTTTGATCAGTAAGATCTTTAAGGATCACAAACTGTTCTTTTTGATTTACGTCAGTGTCTTCTAATTTTTTAATCTCATCATCAAGTTCAAAAATTCTTTTATGAAGTGACCTGATTTCATTATTGAGTTGTCGATTCTTTAGATTGAGTTCGTTTATTTCATCAATCAAAAGAATAAAGGTATCTTCTTGACTTTGGAGATTGGAAAGTTGTTGTCCCAAATCAGACATAGCTTTCTCCACCTCAGCAAGTTTATCCGAGAGAACTTGGATCTTCTCTTGTTTAAAATGCTCCTCAATCGATTGCCCACATGTCGGGCACGAATCATTCTGCTCAAAGAATACTTTTTCTTTATTATATGACTTTTGTTTGGTTGCAATTTTGTTCTTGAGCGAATCAACCTTAGAGATTGTTGCTTTAACTTTCGACGTGTCTGAAACGGCAATGGTCTTAGCGTCGATTTCCTTGTCGTTATCGAGGATTTCAGATTCATGATTAAGTGCTTCTTTTAATAAAATTTCTTTACGATTCTCTTTTTCTTGAATGTCTTCTTTATTTTTCTTTTCAATATCTAGCATGAATTGCTTCTGCATAGAAATTTTTTCTTTTAATAAATCATATTTGTATTGATGATCTTTAACTTCATCATTAATGATTCTAACCTTTTCTTTCAGGTTTTGATTCATCACAGAAAAGATTTGAATGTCCAGAATATCTTCAATGATTTCTCGACGAGAAGCAATCGGCAATCTCATAAAAGGAACAAACGTAGAAGATCCAAGCACAACAATCTGTGTGAAAGATCTATAGTTCATTTTTAAAATATTTTGTTCCAATTGATTTTGAAAATCAATGGCAGAAGATGCTTGATCCAACATGGCACCGTTCTGATAGATTTCAAAGATGTTTGGTTTAATTCCACGGCGAATCCTGAATTCATTCTTGCCAATAGAGAATTCAATTTCAGTAAGACAATCTTTTTCATTGATGCTATTCACAAGCATCGGTTTATTAATCTTACGAAATGGTCTCCCAAACAAAGAAAAAGTAAGAGCATCCAGAATAGTGCTCTTACCTGCTCCATTAGTTCCGACAATTAAATTTGATTTATTAGAATCCAAATTGATTTCAGTAAAAACATTCCCAGTTGAGAGAAAATTTTTCCAACGGATAGTTTTAAAAATGATCATGGTGGATTAGGTGGAATAATAAAATCGTCAGAAGTTATGACTGAATATTTTTGGGATCTTTCTGTACATGCTTGTATTATAACATCCCCGTCAATAGGTCTTACTCTCATTGGCGGGGTTGTTTCATCTTCAAGTTCAAGTAAAATTAAATAACGATCAGCATCATCCTCATCTTCAAATAAAGGAATAATGTGTTCACCATTATCAGATAACACCGAATAGACTCCATCTTCTCTATGTTGAAGTGTAATGATGAACATAAGTTTATACTACTTCACAACTTTCAATATATAGTGATTTCATAAGTTGTTTTAATTTATTTTTATCTACGGATATCTCTACCTCGTCAATATATTCATTGAGAAGAGTAAGCGTATCTTTAATTTCAACATCAGTATCTTCTTCTGTGTTGTCATCAATGAATGTTTCTACAATTTTTAAATCAATGACATTTGCTTGATATAGTTTTTCAAGAAGATCTTCAAACTGTTGATAATCTTTTTTCTCTTCTACGATAATCTTGACATAAGAATTTGTAAACTGAGAGGGATCGATGCTGAGATGAGAACCAGTAGAATCATTATAAAATACTTTCTGGAAAATCTCATAAGGGTTCTTGACCCGCTTGAGTTTATTGGTCTTTGGTTCATAGAGATGAAATCCTCGCTCGTCTTTATAATCGTTCCAAAACATTTGGTAAGGATTACCTAAGTAGGTAATGTTTCCTCTAGAAGATTTATGATGAAAGTGCCCAGAGAATACTTGTTTGAATTTTTTAAAGATGGAAGGATCCATACCATGATCCATTTTTGTTCCTGGGGTAACTACAAATCCATTCAGTTCTAAATGACCCATAGCAATCTCAGCACTGGTATCATTAATCCATGCCATTGTTTCTTCCATGTTAGAAGAATTGATCCATGGCATCATAAGAATTTTAGTGCCATCAATCATTACTGTCTCTGGTTTGGAATAGATTTGAATGTTATCGTATTCCTGTAAAAGAAGTTCTGGGGAGTTGATCTCGTTTGTATTTTTATAGTATGTACAATGATTACCAAGAATCATATGAACGGAAATACCAGAATCCCTGAGGCGATCAAAATAATGCTTCCGAATACGATTCCAAACATTAAAATCAATACTCTTTCTATTATCGAATGTGTCTCCAAGATCAATAACAGTTTTGATATTATGTTTTTTAAGTGTGGGGAAGAAAATTTCATCGTAAAACTTTTTAAAGTATTCCCAAAAAACTAAACTTCCTTTACGACCATCTAAATGTTGATCTGTAATAAGAGCAATTGTCATCTTTTGTTCCTAATCTCAAGTGATTCTTTGATGCCTGTCATATCAGAATAACTGGAATTCATACCAGCCATATCTCCATTGTAGCTTTCTGTATACATTACATGGTCGTATCCAGACTTTTCTAAAATTTTATTTTTAATTTCTAACTGTTTCTTTTCTTTTTGAATCCTTCTTAAGAAGGCATAGTAAATAATTTGTGTGAAATAAGCAAACGGATTCTGTGATTTTTCTGGATCAAAGTTATCAATGTATTGTACACAATTTTCTACACCATCGGAGATCATGTCATCTCTAAAAGTATAGTTGACAAAGTTTGGTTTATAGGATAAATGTGTAGCGATCTTTAAAAAACAATCACCAATATACCTAGTGATACGTGGGCGAGCAAGATCGTTTTTCTTAGCTTCATTAACTTGTTTTTTAAACACAGTTATTGCTTCTAAAAATTCTTTGTTATTTACATAATACTCTGTATTTTTCTTGCTCATATGATTTGTTAGTCTTGATACGAGTATAAAGGATTCCTCACAAAATGTCAAGGGGGCTTGACAAGATCTCAAAAACCCAGTACAATAACTCTGTCAGGGTTCAAAGGATATATAGCTTTTAGCTTCTTTTAAATATATCTTCTAAGTATTTTTTAGTATCAGTTACTGATCCTAAGTAACCCATTCGTTTAGATAAACGTTCTGGTTTCACATCAACTTCATTAGATAGTTCTTCATTGTTTACCATTCTGATGTAATACCCTTCAATTTTTTTATCTAGTTCAGTCATTGTAATAACAGCACTTTTAGGTATTACAAACATATTATCATAAGTAGCATGGATCCATTCGTTGAGAGTAAACCCATCAGAATGAGATCCTTTCTTATGTGACATTCTTTCTACCTTTAAAGGATTTTCAATTAATAAACTATCTTCATCTGGCAAGTAACATACTTTAGCAATAATTTCTTCACCTGATACTAATTTTATAATTGAATAAAATTCTTCTTCCATTATTTTAAATTTATTGTTATAGTTTCGTATTTAAAATTTTCTTCTTGATAAATTTTGATGCGTTCTACCAAATGATTTAAAGTATAATTTTGACGATTACCATTTGATATATCATCAGCTATATCATAAAGAGTTGCTATATCTTTTCCTTCACCTTTACGAAGAACTCTTCCGATTGACTGAAGATTTCTAATTCTTGATTTAGATGGTGAAGCAAATACAATATTGTGTAATCTTTTAATATTAATTCCAGTTGAGAATGTTCCGTAAGAAGCAATAATTACAGCATCATTTTCTTGCTCAGTAATTACTCTAACTTGCTCTCTATTTTCAACATCAACGGAACCGTGTACGAAGAAAATTTTTCTTTTTTCTCCGATATCATTATTTATTAATTCATACAAAGGTTCACCATGTTTCTCGACATAGTTAAATAAAACTAATGTGTTGCCTTCTAAATCACGTACAAGGTTTTTAATTAAATTGTTTCTTTTACGATTGTTCACTAAGTATTCAATTTCAGAATGATAGTCTTCAAAATATTGATACTCGTGTTTACATACAAGAATTTTGATACGAAGATTTGATAGGTGCCCTTGTTTAATTAGATCATCAGTCTTTGTAACTTTTTCACAGGCACCAAACAATCCTTCTAGCACCCACTTATGTGTCTTAGATCCATCTAATGTTCCAGTAAATCCAAAACGATACTTGGCATTATGAAGTTTTGTCATAATTCCTGTGAGGGACTTTGACTTAAATAGGTGTGCTTCATCGCCAATAACACAGTCAATATCGTCAAAATACCTTTTGGGGAATTTGTAGATTGACTGCCATGTAGAAATGATGACAGGCTTATCTGTGTTCTTATCTTTGCCCGAATATATTGTATGTACATTCTCCTCGGTGCTCCAACCATATTCTCCAAAATCTTTTACCATTTGTTCAACGAGAGAAGTAGTAGGAACAACTAATAAAATTTTCTTTCCCGTAGCTACATAATATCTCACAATCGAATAGATCATTAATGATTTACCAGATCCTGTAGGAGATAAAAACAACCCTCTATTATTTTTTAATGCTTGATATACAGTTGAGTACTGGTAATCTCTAGGAGCAAATTTACAGATCTTATCCATAAACACTTTAACCCCAGCGGGAGAAACCATTTGATTTTTTTCTTCTACATCGCCATACCATTTATCTGTTTCATAAGATAACTGGTAACTTCTTTCTTGACACCATTGTTTTAAATGGGGAAGTAACCCGCCATATAATTCTCCTGTACCTGGGGAATACAAATGAATGACCCCATCCCAATAACGATATCTAGGATTTCTTTTTAAAAATTTTGCTTCTGGCATTTCAAAAGAAAAATAGTCCGACAACTCACGATGAACATGAGGTTCGGACTCCAACTTTAAAAAGACTTCGTTCTTCTTACGGATGATAATATTTGACATCATGTATTTCCATTGATGAATTTTTCCCATTCAATAGCATTCTTAATGTGATAATTTCTTTGCGAAATCATTCTTAAAACCTGATCTAGAAAATATAATGCTTGGTCTACGTATTTAATTTTTGCTTCTAAATTAATAATATCCTCATCTGATTCAAGATAAACTCTCATCTTGTCTGATGTTTTAATACTAGATCCAAATGGTTTTTCGGCATATACTTTAGCGTCTGCTTCGCCGCCGTAATATTCTCTTTTATTTTTTATTAATTTTCTAAGATTAAATTCTAAACTGGTTTTAATACCATTAAGATCTGTATAATGGTTTAAATATTTATTGTGTTGAAAAGGTATCTCTAAAGATAACCTTGCTAGATCTTCCGAATATTGTTTATTTTTAAATTGGAAATCAATTTCTGAATCTTCTTTCCATTGATTTTTTATGCCTTCAAAGAGAGATACTATAGTTTCAAATTTCATATTGGTTTAAAGTTTTTATCACGAATAGTGTAGTCAGTAAATTTGAATGATATGTCAGCAGTAAAATATTCTACATCGGTTGCTGTAGAATCAAAAGTAATATCAGTTAAACTAATAGGAAATAAATTTTCAAAATCTACAATTCTATTTGTATTAAAATTAGATGTCAGAATAAACAATTGACCATGTGAATACTCTGGCATATCTGGATGTTCGTTAGCCCCAGAATTTTTTTTGATCCACGAATGAATAGAGTTATAATTGTGTAAATCTTCATCAATAATAAATCTAATTCTTAGATCACCAAATTGCATTCCACCACCAGGAACAATTGGAAACGATCTAAATCTTGTTGGTACGTCAGTAAACGGCATGTTTACATCAGGAAGATTTATTGATTGGCAGAAAAAATCTACACTATTAAAAATTTCTAAATTTAATTTAAAACCAATAGGAGTTAAGAAATTCCTATTTTTTGGTTGTTCATCAAACCATTTGGCAGGCATGTCAACTTCCCAAGCTACTACTATTTATCTGCATAAAAAAAGACCCCCGAAGGGGTCTAGATGAACCAGTGATGAATCACATGAGGTTCTTAACTTGTACTCTTCTGTAGTACATGTTAGCATTAGGGGTGAGAGTCTCGCCATCTGGAGTGCCGTTGTAAGCACCGTTGGTGGTGACGAATGGGTTCGATACCATGCCGTAACGAGTCTTGAAGCCAATTTTAGGCTGGAAGGTGTTAGGATCAATCGAACGGAGCATCTGGAGGGGTACATATGGGCAGTAGAAGAATCCAGCGTCATATGGTGAAGAACCCTTATAACCTACGAGGTAGTAATGCTTATCAGAAACATTAGCAGCATAAGGATCAACAAAGACCTTGATTCTACCATTGATTGTACCAACAGCAAGGTTGCCAGTGTCATCAACACCACTGAGGGAAGGACCACCAGCGCCGCCGAGACCTGAGGAATAATCGAGAGTACCAGCCATCGCTAGAGCTGAAGCAACGTCAGCTGAGCAGATGAGGAAGTTACCCTTGCCTCTACGAGTGTCTTGGGCAATAGCGTTACAATCTCTTTCAATCTGGAAGAGTAGACCCTTCCACTTTTCAACCGTCCAACGACCGTTGGAATCAACGTCGAGGTCAAATACACCAGCGGTAGCAACGTTATTCTGAGCGCCTTTCTTGGCAACACGGTAAACGGTACGAACAACTTCACGGTTGATTTCGGCAAGAACTTCACTTGAAAGAATGTTAGCAAGTTCTTGCTCAGCATCAAGACCATGAATAGCCTTAAGGTCTTGAGCAAGTTCTAGAGTGTACTCAGCTTTGAGGGCTCTTGACTTGGCGGTAACCGAAGTCTTCTCGATGCTGAATGACATCTCACGGAATAGACGACCTGACTCGCCCATTCTTTCTAGGTCTTCACGGCTCATACCACGAGCAACTTCATAAGTGCCAGGGGTAGCGTCGTTAAGTAGAGAAGGATTGTTACCTTCAGAATCTCCACCAACACCAGCACCAGTTCTTGGGGTGTAAGCGCCAGTAGTTGCGTCGTAACCAGCAGTGAATCCAGTATCTGGTTCGTTGAATAGAGCTTCTTCGCCAGCTTGATTCTCGTAACGTGATCTCATGGCAAAGATAAGTCCATTAGGACCGCTCATTGGTTGAACACCACAAACGTCATAAGCCATGAGGTTTGGCATTGAACGACGAACTAGGCTGATTAGAATTGGATCGAAACCAGCAAGTCCACCAGTGTTGGCGGTTGATAGAGCTGAACCAGCTGGATCAATAGTTCCAGCGCCTAGTGAGTTTACAGCAACCTCATTGAGGATGTTACGCTCTTCACGTAGGGCTCTTTCTTGATTTTCCAGGAGAACAGCGGTAACAGCCTGCTTGTAACGATCTTGGATAGCGGGAGCTTCCGAGTGATTTAGAACAGGTGCCCACTTTTCCTGGAGAAGTTTAGCGTTAAACATTTGTTTCTCCTTCTTTTTTTGGAAAAGATTGTGTGGGTTTGATGATAATTATTTATAAAGTATCACTTCCAGCGAGCGATAGCATTGAGGTAAGCAGCCATTGCTGGTGTTACATCGCCATCTACTGGAGTTTCGTCACTTACTTCTTTAGTAACTGACTGAGGGAAATATGACTCACGTAGAGTCTTTACTGCTTCAGCAAATTTTTCAGGGGATTCAAAATTGACACCCTCTGATAAAGAAGCAAGCTTTTCTTTCTGAGTATCGGCAAGTCCTTCTGAAATTTGATTCAGAATAACTACACGGGTTGACTCAGAAAGACGATTATTTAATTCCACGTTACGCTCAATTTGTTCATTGAGGCGTTGTTCCATCTCACGAAGCTCGTCGGTCATTCCTTCAAGAACATCAATTTTTTCATCAGGAATGCTGATGTAATGTTCTTGGAATAGATTTTTGAGACCAGCAATGAAATCTTCAGTGATTTCATTACGGACACCACGATCAACACTGACTTGATTTTCTTCTAGCCAGTTGTTGATAGCATAATTGATTGTTCCTTCTACTTGCTCAGCAAGTTCTTTCTTAACAATTTCTACTTGCTCAGCAACACGAGCTTCAAACTGCTCGTTTAATTTAGCATACTCTTCATTTAATTTTGAAGTTACGGCGGCTTCTAAAATTGTTTTTGCTTTTGCTTTGAAATCTTCCGAAAGATCTTCCCCTTCGGTGAGAGCAGCAACGTCGCTAGATAGATCAAGTTCTTCGTATGAAGGCTTAATTGGGTAGGTTACATTTGGACCAGTGTGAGTACCATACGCTACTTCTACACCAACACTAGGAGTTTTACCCATTTCGCCTGGGTCATGAATGTGAGAAGTTTGAGCGGTTCCATCGCTTTGAGCAGCCTTAGCACCAACAGGAGCAGCTGCTTTAGCACCAGGATTTTCTTCACCATCTTCATCATGCTCATGTGGAGTTGTTGAAGTTCCGCCAAGATCAGTAATTGATTGGTGGTAAGGAGCAACAGCTTGTGTTGTTACTGTAGGTTGTGGATCATGACCACCACCTCTAGTTTGAGCATCATTAACTTGTCCGCTAGGAGCAGAACCTGATCCTCCAGGAATTACAGAAGCATTAACGGTAGGCATTGGGTCGCCAGCTTCTACAATAATTCCAGCACCAGATACAAGCTCCTCAAACTTTTCGTTTAATCTATCTGACATTTGAGTATTCCTCGTAATTCTACATTAAATTTATTCTATGAATTATTTATCAAATTTATAGATTTGAAAGGAAAGCAGTAAATGCTTTTAACTTTCTTTCCTCTAAATTTTTACGGGTCGCTCCCGAAATATATTGCTTAATTTCGGAAACACGGTATTCTTTTAGAAGTCCGTTGTCCCAGACCCACTCTTTACCTTCCATAATTCCCTGAACAAAAGCGTCAGGTGCGGAGGGATCTGCTACAATATCAGCAGCAGTAGCAAGCATGAAATCATCACGAACATATTTCACACCATTCTTTTCTTCTAAAGAACCCATGCCTCTAGAAGAAACACCAAGCTTTACTCCTTCCTCAAGAAGTGACTTAGCAATTTGTCCCATAGGTGTATCTAAGATACGTGCTTTACCAATAAAGTTTGTGCCTTCAGAGCGAAGAGACACAATCTTATGGGATACACGATCTAGATTTACGCTAGGTCCATCAGGATGTCCTAGTTCACCTAGAGCACGACCAGCAGATACATATTCTTGATTGTATCTTTCTACTTCACGATTTAAAATATCGAAAGGATAAATCCTTCCATTGCGGTTTTTTGTTTCTGATTGTAGAAACACTCCTTCAATGTAAAGATTTTTCTTTCCATTCTTTTCTTCTACGAGTACTTGAACGTTCTCGATATTTTCCGTGATGAGTTTCATTGTTCTTCTGTGTCTACTGGTTCGTCAAAGTAAGTAGCGGCAACTACTTTCTTATAATTGTCAATAACTTCGGCAGCTTTTTTGTAGAGAAGATCATCAATCTTCTCTAAAGCATCTGCCTTTTTATTGGCATGAAGTAAATTAATAATATCTAAAGTCGATTCCATATTAATAATAAAGTTATATTCTATTTAGTAGAACTTGTTTTTGGTTTTGGTTGAGACTTTAGCGCCTTCATTTCTCTACTAGCAGCAGCATCAGCAGATTTTTCATTCCTATCAAATGCAGCATCAGCGGATTCTTGATCTCTATCAAATGAAGCTTGTGCTTGCATATCCTGAATCTCTGGAGCGAAAGCAGAATTTTGAGCATCCATTGTACTCATGGCATTAAGATCTACAGGATTAACTGCCAATCCAGATTTAATTTCTTTCTTCATTTGCTTATCCATTTCCTTGTATTCTTGCTCAGTTTGCATTAATACTTGGCGACGAATATATTCAACTGAGAAATACTTACCAACAAATGGATCCATTTGGGTAACAAGTTGAATTCTTTGAAGATTGAGTTCTTGTTCTTTTAATTCATTAAAGTGATTATCAAACAAGTAGTCATATTGGATATGTTCTTCCATATCCTCCCAATCTTCGGGAGTGATAATACCTTTGAGGATTAATTGTGTTTTGAGAATATCGTGGAATAACTCACTGAATTTTTTACGAAGTCTTCCGATAAATTTAGTAAACTTAAGTTCATCCCTGAGAACCTCTGTGGTCTTACCAAGATTAAACCCTTTGTTGTCATCAGTAAGGCGGGAAGGTGGTAGGTTGAGTGAGTTGTAAAGTTTCTTTTTGAAATACTCAACGTCCTTGAGTTCACCAAGGTTCTGACCGCCTGGGAGTGTAGTGATTTCAGTTCCTCTACCACCTTCACGGCGAGGTAACCAGAAGTCTTCAAGCATCGACATATGCTTTTTATCATCACGAATCTCTCCAGTGCTAGCATCATAGACAAGTTTATTTCTATAGCGAGCCATAACCTCACGAAGGTATTGCTCTGCTTTTACTTTAGGAAGATTACCAACATCAATGTAAAAAATTCTTCTTTCTGGGGCACGAGATAATCTATAGATAACCAGCGAATCTTCAATCATTCTTAACTGGTTGAGTGCTTTGATTGCTTTGTGTAAGAAACTTAACGTCATCTTTTTGTTAAGATCTTTTACACCACAATCAGCAGTAGCAATAGAATCTACTGCTATCTTAATACCGTTAGCAACAGAATAATCTGATGGGGAATTAGATGGTAATGAAGTAGTAAAACCTTTTGGATTGTAAAGATAATATTCTATATAATCTCCCCAATCATATTCCATTGCTGACCCTCTCATTAAGTGAGCATCAGCATTTGTATCTTTAATTTGCTGCCTTACTTTTTTTAATTTGAGCGGATCGACATACCTTAATTCTAAAATACCTTTTTTGGGGTTGTCTAAATCAATAACTTTGTGGTAAAATATTCTTCCGTCTACATACCAATTACGAATAATGTTATGGCATTTTTTATCAAATTGTAATAACCTTTTAATGTAATTAAATTCATTGATAATTTTTGATTTTAATGTATCACTAATTTCTAAATTAGATAACTCAACCTGTACAGGGGAATCATCAGCATCGCTAACAACAAACTCGTTGACAATTTCATCTACCGCTGAATCACATTCAGGGTGCATTGCCATATCCCTATATCTTTTGATATATTCGTATTCGTTCTTAGCAACAGCTTCTGTATCTACATATGTGCCAAAATAGCCACCTGCTACGGTGGCTATGTTATCATCTTGGTTTGGGGAAATAGGAGATTGACCCCTATTTCCACCCTCCTTGTTAATTAGAAATCCAAATAGTTGACTCATAGTAATGGTAGAACTCAGTTATATACTATTTATTACTGATTTACAATACGGTTTGAAGAACCAGATCTTGTACCAGCAGTTGCAACTGTCCAATAAGAATATTGGAATTCAACTGTAAATTCTTCAATCTGATCATTGCTATCATAAGCAAGATCAATTTGAGAAACGTTAGTTGGGAAAGCATAGTGTAAAGAATACTCTCTTAAGATAGCAGCAGTTGTTGGTTCTGTCGATGAGTTCTTTTCTAGTTGCTTAACTTTTAGAAGTTGAGCATAACCAGTTGAACCATCTACAGATGGAGTAAAGAGAGGGGCGTTGTTGTTATCATGAGTGTTGATAGCTTCTAACCACTGCTCGAATAATCCACGAATCTTCATATCTTTATCATTGAAGAAGGTAGCAGTCCAAGTATCAAAGGTTCTATCACCAGCGATCTTGACTGTTCTTCCACGGAAAGGAACTTCGATAACACCTAATTGTGATGCTGGAAGAGCTGCTGACTTACAAAGTAAGTTAACTAATCCTTGGTCATCGGCGCTAATTGTTCCACCTTTCAATCCGTTGCCAGCGGTTGGGAAAGGAATCTCAACATAGAACATATTAGGCTTAACGCCTTGTCCAATCTGTGAGATGAAATTAGAAATTTTGGTTGCCATTGTTTTTTACCTCGTAAAATTTGTGATGAAATTACTGACCAATTACTTCAGCAAACGAAACACCAGTCTTAGTAGCAGTAAATGTTACTGATACATAATTGATTGAACGAGTTGGTTTGATAAACAATTCAGCAACAAATTCGTTACGATCAATAACATCAGGTGTATTGTTAGTGTCATCACAAACAACTAAGAAGTCGGTCACGCCTCTTCTTGCTTGAATTTCTGCCATGTACGAATTAATGGCGCTAGCAAACGATGATCTTGTGATCTCATCGTTCTGTTCAAATAGAACTTGCTTAGCAAGACCTTCTACTCTCTTCTCAATATTGAGGAATAAACGACGAACATTAATTCTATCAAATGCGGAAGGAGAAGCAAGAGCGGTCTTATCTCCAAATAGAGTTACGCCAGAACCAGGGAAAGAAACAATAGGATTGATTCTATTCTGATAGAGTTCATCTCTATCTGCTTTATTTGGGTTATAAGCAAGTTTAACAGCGTTTCTTAAAGAACCTCTGTTTAAACCAGCAGGAGAATACCAATCATCTAAGGCAGCAGAAGTAGATACACATAGACCAGCGATATCACCGTTACATGGTAAGTAACGATACTTGTCATTAAAGCGATCATAGAAATATTTGTAACCGCTATCAAACACAGCGTATGAAGTTGAAGTTA